AGGATGAATTTTTGAATCAAGGCAGGCATAAAAATCAAAAAGGGTTTGCGGAGAAAATTTTTCAGCAAACCCTTCATTTTTATGGTTGGCACGAGCGGACTTGAACCGCTGACTTCTACCGTGTCGATCTGATTTTGGGCTTTTTCGGTATTTTTATTTATTTTATTAAAACGGACAAAAGCATTATATATCAAGGCTTTCAGGACTTTATTTTCTCCGTTAATTTTTATTCTTTCGTCCTATTTTTTATTAAACTGGGCACAATTTGGGCACAAAATATTTATGCAGTAGCCATCGCTTTTTCATCCTTATATTTATTCGCTAAGGCCACCAAATCAAGATGTGCGTATCTTTCATTGGAGGATATTGGATACGTCGAATAAACATAGTCAATAAAATTATTAAAATACATGGTTTTCGTTTTTTCTATAATTGCATCCAAAATAGCTTTTTCTCGTACAGACAGCTCGTCGCCAACTTCTTTACCTGAGTAAGAAATAACGTATTTATCACCACCAAAAACCGTTTTTTCGGGCGTAATGGAAAAATCAGCATCAATGCTTGCCAGATTTGAGACATCATCAACATAGGGCCCATAGTGATTAAACACCCATTTGATATTACACATCTGCTTGTTGTCTAATAATGCTGAAAACCAATCAGCAAGATAGACCAATTTAGTAAGCCTCGCTTTTGACAACTCGTTTTTATGTGGGTACTTGGTGACATAATAAGCCATGATTGCTCTGAGCTTGTTCATACCTCACCTCCACCTTGAAAGTTTGCTAAAAATTCATGGTCAACGTCTTCATCTCCCTTAGATGCGACCTTGACGGATTTATTGTATTTAATTCCATATCTTATAAAGTCGACCAGGTAACTTTGATGTTCAGTACAAAATTTTGTCAATTGATTAACTTTTTGAGTTTTATAGTACCCTTCCTGGTCTGACTCAAATATAATCACGCCTAATGGGTTGTCAGCCTCAGAGATTGAAGTAGCGACATACTGGCAACTTTTCATTGTTAATGCATCTACTCTTTTCTCCTCATAGCCGTACTTTTCACTCATGTACGCTTTGTAACCATCAGGGTCGTTACTATATGATGGAATACTATCTATATCAATACACACTTTGTGCTCCCATGCTTCACAAATTACACCACGAATCTTTGAAAATTTTTGTCTGTGTATTTCTGCAAACTTAGGATTCTGTGAGTATCTGGCCAACACATAAAAATGATCTTCAACACAAAAATAGATTGTTATTCGATCATGCGTTTTAAGATTGTTCTGTTTTGAACATCCTTTTAGCCATGTTGTTACAAGTTTAACGTGTGATTCTGATAGCTTGTTTTGAAGCGATTCAGAATCCTCAATAGCACTATTTAAACGTTTTTTTAGCTGTTCAACTTTAGAATTCTCTTCTTTTAGCCTATCATTTTCGAGCTTGAGGTTTTCTAAGTCAATGTAGGTGCCTTTTCCGCCATAAAACATTGCTATTACACCGCAAAGAGCAAGAGCCCAAGGACTCCAGATTAAAACCAAACACTTCTTAAACTCGTTCGCCTCGTTGAACTTAGCGCAAAAGTCAAAATTTCCAATAAAAGCTGTTGATATACCAAACGCCGCAGAGCCAAGAACAGCAAAAAGCAAATACCAGCACTGACCTAATTTGATGGAGCTTTGCTGTAATTTATCAGAACCTCCGGTGAATCCGAATCGAAGTTTTTTCAAACAGTTACTGCTCCCTCAAAATCAATCCAGTATCAGTATATCCCCCTATCCTTTCTTAACAGAAGTGTATAAAGAATGCAAAGAAGTATAAAAAAAACGCTTTTTTCCCAAGCTGGGTAAATCTGCCACATGTGTTATTATAGAACTGTTTAGTACCGATTGTGCTCACCTCAATTAAAAATTGCATCCTCCAATTTTACGGCGGCAGCCTGGTTAGTCGGCTTCATTAGATGCGCATAGACATTTAATGTCACTGTCGGAGTTGAATGTCCCAATTGGGTCTGAATATATTTTACATTCTCACCTTGTTCAATCAACAAGCTGGCGTACGTGTGCCGTAAATCATGGAATCGGATGATATCAAGCCCTGCTTTCTTTAGAGTTGGCCTAAAATAACGATTGACCATGTTATTGTGATTCAATGGTGTACCTTTTTCTGTCGGGAAAACTAGTTCAAACTCTCCGGGTGGGCATGCAATTTTCCATTCCTTCAATGCCTTCATGGTCTTCGGTCCGATATCAATTTTTCGGTTGGAACCCTTGGTTTTAGTGGCAAAGAAATCACCGTTGTTGAATGTTCGCTGAATATGAATCTGACTGTTCTCCCAATCTATATCTGGCCACTTTAGCCCTAAAAGCTCCCCTTGCCTTGCTCCGCTGAAAATGGCTAATGTGAAGAGCGTTTTGTATTTCTGCACCTTCACAGCGTCCAGGAAACTTCCAATTTGATACGGTGTCATTATCTGGATGTTGTCCTGCCCGTCCTCTTCAGTCCCCTGATTCCTGGGCCGGTCCGCATCCGACAATGGGTTTTTTATGCAGTATCCACGTTTCACACCCAGGGAAAATATCTGTCCTAATGAAACCAGGACCTTCTTTAGAGTATTGAGGTTCATACCCTGTTCCTGACGGGTCGTGATAAATTTTTCAACCATAGTTGTGGAAATCCTGTTCATATACAAATGGTCAAATTCTTTAAAGTGGTTCCTGGTGTGCCCCTCATATACCGACCAGGTTGTGGGCCGGAGATTCATTTTTTTATGCTCAAGCCATTCTTGGGCCACCACCTGAAATGTCGGTATCTTGGCCGGGGCCATATAGGTGCCTTCTCTAAGTTGCCGGCGGATTTCGTCCAACTTATCTTGAGCAACCTTTTTGGTGGTCCCTTTCGGCATGGAGATCCTTTGGCGTTCTCCATGATCATCGTAGAAGTCCAAAAAATAGCCATTGCCTCTTTTCCTGACTTTCGCCATGTATTCCCCTTTGAATTATAGGTTGACTCTTCCATGTAGGATGCCATGGATAGGTATAAGTGCTTTAATTTTTATCATCTTCCTCGGCTGCTTTCTGCATTCTGTATGTTATAAATCGTTGTTAAGTCAATATTTTTTTAAATATAGGCTTGATTTGAAATGCAGATTATGAGATTAGTATTTCAAGACTTGGGTTTCATATATTAAACATGAATTAAAGGAAAATCTATGCGTAAATATAAAACAGCAGCAATTAGTGTAAGACTCCCAGAGGATTTTAAAGATCTGCTTAGCAGTCGAGCAAGCATGGCCGGAGTGACAGAGGCCGCCTTTGTTCGGGGTGCGATACTCAGAGCTGTAACTTTGCCTGACGAAAAATTTAAAGAATTTATCAATGAATTTGTAATAGACCCTGATTTGACATCTTTAAAAGAACATTTTGAGCAGGAACTTAAAATACAAAGCCTCTGTTACAAAGCTGTTCAAATTTTGGGAGACATTGCGGCAGATAGAGGGTTGAAAAAGCACGGTGAAGGTCTTGAAGAGGTCGCAGAGTTCTTTTCAGATATTGCAAGGGATTTCAGAAATAAAAAATTTTGTGACAAGTACGGACAGGAATTTGATTCAAAATTTATGAAGTAAGCGAATGGCCTGGCAGATGCGCCAACATCCACCAGGCCCGCCAAGAACACATAAAACGCCACTCACAGGCAAATTTTAAGTATCACTCAGCCCTTTCTATATAACACAATTCGTGTATTTCAGAAAGAAGTCGGGGTGATGCGGAAGGACAGTTTCATGCTGAAACCGGATCAACATCCTCAGGAAGAAATCACAATAAAAATATCATTTTCAGGAGGCCTTGAAAGCTTATTTCCTAAGCTCAGTAATGTCTTGGAAATGATGCAAAATGGGCTATCAACTGCAGCCGTCCAGGAGCAGGATGAAATCATGACCCCGGACGAACTTGCCGAATTATTCAAAATTCCCAAAAGCAAAATCTATCAGATGACCATGAAGTCAGGGCCCGGATCTATCCCACGTTTTAAAGTTGGCAGGGATCTCCGGTTTAAGCGGTCAGAAGTGATCCCTTGGTTTGAATCTCAGGCTGAATAATATGCTTGATTTCAACGAATCATGGAACCAGGGGCAGGCGATGGAGTCGGCTCATACCTCATTGCCCGAAAATTGGCTTGATGAATTCAAGGCGGCCATGTCTCAGGAAGGAATAACCCCGCCCGATTTTATCAGCGAAACAGACGGCTTTGATCGTTTCCCAATTGGAAATAAAAAAGGGAAGTCTGGATTTTGCAATTTCGTGAACATGGGCACATATGCTTATGGGACAGCAGGAGACTGGGCGACCGGTGTTCGGGTGAGATGGTCCAGCCATAGCAAAGAAAACACAGATCCTAAGACATGGGAAATCATAAGGCGAAAAATAGAAGCGGATCAGGCCATGGCTGAGAAGGAAAAGAAAAGGGGCCAGGAAAAAATCGCCAAGGATGCGCAGCGTGTTTTCGATGAAGCTAAGCCCGTAACCATTGAACACCCTTATTTAAAAAGAAAATTGGGGATGTTCGCAGGGTTGGAAATCCATGGTCTAAATGTGGATTGCCGGGAAAATCTCATGATTCCCATGAAGGATATCAACGGCGTAATCCATAATATTGAATACGTGACCCCTAAAGAGCCGAAAGATATTTGGCGCCATCACATCAAAGGTGAAAAAGGTATCAGTGGTAGGAGTGATGGGCTTTTCTTCGGTATTAACGGAACCAATGATTGTTTTTTATGTGAAGGGCTTAGCACCGGCCTCACCATCCACTATGCCACTGGCGCGACTGTTATTTGCGCGTTCAATGCCGGTAATCTGCCGAAGGTAGCTGCGGAGTTTAAGGCAGCGCATCCGACCTATAATTATAAGGTCTGTGCAGATAATGACCTATGGCGTGATGATGGAAAGAATCCGGGTGCTGACGGCGGCAAGGAAGCGGCCAGAATTTTAGGCTGTGAATGTGTTTTTCCTAAGTTTAAAGACACTGCCACAAAGCCTACCGATTTTAACGATTTGGGTGTTTTGGAGGGTGTTGGGCCTCTTAGAGAGCAAGTTCATAGCCCAGGTGAAAATTTTTCAGCCAAAAGCCCATCTCAAACATCATTTAAAAACAACTGCCGGAAACGGCCGCCTGACCGGGAATATCTGTTGACATATAAAGGTGCCGGTTTTTTGCCAAAGGGAATTGTTGGACTTCTTGCTGCGACCGGCGGCACCGGCAAAACATTTTTCCTTTTGACATTGGCAAACACTCTTGCGTGTGGGGGTAAACTTGGCCCTATCGAGGCTGTGCAGCTATTCAAGGTTCTAATTGTTTGCGGAGAGGATGATCAGGACGAATTATACAGGCGCATGTGGGATATCTGCCATGGTGTTTTTCCAGACAATCTTTATGGTGTTTCAACCGTTGGAGAGGTCGGCCCATTGATGAAGATGGATGGAAAAAACCCTGTCAGGGCTGATGGTTTTAGATGGCTGGAAAACACAATCCAGCTACATGAAGACATAGATATTCTCTTCCTTGATCCGAAATCCCGGTTCTACGGCCTTGAAGAAAACAACAATGACCACGGTACTCAATGGGTACAGTGCTTGGAATATCTTTCAAAAAAATATGGAATAACAATTCTTTTCACATCGCACACCAGCGAACAGAACGCCGGGAAAATCAGTCAGGTTATGAATCGTGGGGCATCTGCCATTGTTGATGGATGCAGATGGGCTGCCGGCATGTGCCAGATGAGCAAAGAGATTGCAGACAAATACAGCATTGAAAATCCAAAAGAATATGTGGTCTTGGATTTGCCCAAATCTAACTATACGGCGCTGCTGCGGACACCATTATATTTTAAACGTGAGGCCAATGGGGTTTTGAAATATTCAGACCTTGGACGAGAACGGTTTGAAGAAATGGGTGGTTTTCTGCTTGAGCTGATCCGGAATGATGCAAACCAATACACTAAAAATGAATTGGTTAGAATGCCGGTGGGGAATGGGATTGCGCAGGACATGAAAGAAAACTTTCCAAGTTTTGTAAGATCCAAGGACATGGTTTGCGTCATTGACCTCCTGGTCAAGGTGAAAAGTCTACAGGCAATATTAATTAATCCAGGGCGAAACTCCAAGGAAGTTTTAGTCCCGGGCGAGGTTAAATAAATGCTGCTGACGATGGGAAAACCGACAATGAAAAACGGTGTAAAAAATATTCTTCCCACCGTCAAAACCAATAAAGACAGGGGTGTAACGATGGGAAGCGGGCTTTGTGTGAAAAGAATATTTCACATCGTCGAACATGCTGATTTTATAGAAAATAAATTATTTTTTGACGATGTGAAATTTTCACCCCTAAAGGGGGAGACGGTTTTTTCCCACCGTCACCCCACCGTGGTTTTTAGAGAGGTGAGAAGTTGACCAACCAATCAAACATAATTCCGTTTCCAAGTGACCGGATGGTCAGGAATAGAATCCAAGATTTAATTTCATTACGGATACCAGGTTTAGAACGTCGGAATATTTCTGACATACAAATCATTTATGAACGTGATTGCCCCGGAGCAATCAAAGAAGTGTTTGTCACCAAGCAGGGTGAATCAGTGGCTGAAGAATGGATATGCCATGATGATCCAGCCGGTGAATTTTGGGGCCCATGGAATCTGTTTGGATAGGAGTTGAATATGGTTAAAAAGTTTTGTGCATATGGCCGGCGTTCTAACTTGGTGGGCAAAGGGGGCTCTTTAAGATGAGAGAACCATATAAGCCATGCAAGAGGTGTAGAAAGCGGACCAGGAACACTGGTGGTTATTGTGATAACTGCCAAGCCAGGCGGGACAAGACCGTAAAAGCACAATCAAAAACGTATGACCGCAAGCGTGGTAGCTCAGCAAGCCGCGGGTATGACCGGCAATGGCAGAAGGTCCGAGGTATCAAGCTTGATCGCTGTCCGCTTTGTGAGTGCTCACGATGCAAGGCGATGGGACGGGTTAAGGCTGCCGACACTGTGCATCATATCAAACCTGTTGAGACTCATCACCACTTACGACTGGTGGATTCAAACCTGATGTCAATGGCTCATCAGTGCCATGAAGTGGAGGAAGGTCGGAGACGTGACTATGAATTTGAGAAATGGCAGAGGGGCTATGGGTACTAAAAATCATCGGGTAGGCTGGACTGTACACCGAAGTTGCAGCCATTTTTTCCCTATGCCACTAAACAGGGTGGGGGTGAAATCTAAGGAAATATAATCATGAGCAGAAAACCTAAACCAACGAAATTGAAAATTTTACAGGGCACTGACCGGGCTGACAGACGGAACCCCGGGGAGCCGGAAATCAATCCTGAAATTCCACCGATGCCGGGCCACCTTTCAGATGAAGCCCGGGCGGAATGGGAACGGATGGCAAAGCCTCTTTTTGACCTGGGACTTTTAACTCCTGTGGATATGGCGTCTTTTGCTGCTTATTGCCAGGCATATGGAAGATGGGCGCAGGCTGAAACCAAATTAAAAACCGAAGGATTGACCGTCACCACAACCAATGGGAACCACATTCAAAACCCCTTGGTTGGTATCGCAAACCAAGCCATGGAGCACATGAGAAAGCACCTTGCAAATTTTGGCATGTCGCCGGCGGATCGGGCCAAAGTGGTTGCGAATAAAATTGACGGTTCTTCAGACCCCTTTGACAAACTTTTTTAACAGGACGGAAAGTATAAATGGAACAAGCAACAAAAACTTTAACTCTGGAAAGCCATGATACGCATTTATTGGTTGTAGCCCAAAAAGTTGTTTCAGCGGAGAAAAAAATAGATGAGCTGACACACCGCATGAACGTCCTGGTGGATTTATGCGAGTTACTGCAATACCAGGTTTCAACAATTTTAGACAGCTTGGAGTATAAATAGGGAGATGTTATTCATATGATAGAGCCTAAACAAAATAGAGATTTTGTTTATCGCTGTCCGTGTTGTGGGCGTAAACTTGCCGTCGGCAGAATTATCAAAATTAGAGTTAAGTGTCCGAAATGTAAAAAACTTGTAGATTTGAAATAATAATATTGGTAATATAGTAATACAATTTATTTGTGCGTCCAGTACGCCGTTTTTTTTAGTGCCTCCAGAAGGCCGAACCCAAGACCCAATGGTCTTGATTCGGCCTTTTTTTATTTTGGCCGGAAAGTGAGGTCAAATGAAGGAAGTACGAATCAGAAGCGGCAATCCTGCCGTGAGAATTCGAGAATTCACCATTGGCAAGATTCGAAGCACCCAGGACAGGACCGTTGAAGCCGTGGTTTCCAGCGAGCACCCGGTACCGCGATTCGACGGGAACGAAGTATTAGTTCACACCCCCGAAGCGGTGGACCTTTCCCGGGCACCCTTGCCCTTGATCATTGCCCATGATGACCGGACCCTGCCCGTCGGTATCGTTGAAAACCTGACCATTCAAGAAAAAGAATTGTTCGGGGTGCTTCGAATTTCTAAATCACAGGATGCAGTTTGGAACGATATTCAAGACGGCATCCTTCGCAGCCTTTCAATTGGATATATCCCCCAGCGAACAGAACCGCCCGAGGATGGTCAGTACCGCGTAACCAAATGGCTCCCCTACGAGGTTAGCCTTGTTGCGGCACCTGCCGATCCCACAGCAAAAATTAAAAGAGAAATGGAGACAGAAACAGTGGACGTTAATGATTTAAAAAAAGATCGCAAAGCAGCCAAAGAAAAAATGGTCACCCTGGCAAAAACCAGGGAGCTGACCGATGAGCAGAAGACAGAACTTGCCGGGTTGAAAGAGCAGGTCCGGACCCTTTCTTTGCAGATTGAGGCCCTTGAAATGGATGAGCCAGAACCCGACAACAACACCGGCACCCAAAACCGTGGAATTCCCAAGCTTGAACTTGGCGTTACCCATAGAGCAACCCCTGAATACAGGGCTTCAAAGGAATACCGGGGGATCTGCGATAAGCTTCTGCGATATGGCAAGGCGGGTCTGGACAGTACCGAGCTTCAGGCTGTGCACCGTACCATGCAAGTTGGAAACGACGTGAGTATGGGCTTTGCACTGCATGAAGAGTTCGAAACCACCATGGTTAAGGCCCAGGAAGAAGCCAATATCATGCGGTCTCTTTGCAAGGTGATTAAAACCGGATCTGACAGAAAGATTCCTGTTCAGACCGGCCATGTTACCGCTAACTGGATAAGCGAAAAAGGCACATATACGCCGTCTGACCCTGAGATTGGTCAAATATTCCTTAGCGCCTATAAGCTTGGCGTTTTGAGTCTTGCCAGTGAAGAATTGGTATATGATCTTGCTTTTGATTTGGGTAATTTCATTGCCGAAGATGCCGGCCGGGCAATGGGCGACAAGGAAGAAGACGCCTTTATCAATGGTGACGGCGCCACAAAACCGCACGGCATTTTGACAACTGCCCCGGTTGGAGTGACCACAGCCAGCATCTCTGCCATTACTGGCGATGAGTTGATTGACCTGGTGCATGCCCTCAAGCGGTCTTATCGCAAACGGGCGGTTTTCCTGATGTCTGATGACGCTTTACAGCTTTTGAGAAAACTTAAAGACAGCAACGGAAATTATATTTATCAGGAATCCCTTAAAGAAGGTGAGCCGTCAAAACTTTTGGGGCGTCCGGTCTATGTATCTGACTCCATGGGCAGTATTAGCGCAGGAACAACCCCGATTCTTTATGGTGACTTGAGCTACTGCTGGATTGCTGACCGCCAGGGCCGGTTCTTCCAGGAACTTCGTGAACGGTACGCTGAAATTGGCCAAATTGGTTACAAAATAAATCAAAGAGTTGACGGTGCGCTGGTTCTTCCTGAAGCGGTTACAGTTCTCAAAATGAAGGCATCCTAATCACCAATGATGTCATGGGGGCTTAATCGCCCCCTTTTTTAAAAGGCGAAACATGTTCAATTTTCTCAAAAAGAAAAAACGGGTAATGACGGAAAAACAATTTCAAGACGTTGGACTCATTGGTCCCATGTCATTATCCGGCCAAAGGGTATCGGTGCACTCAGCCCTTAAACTGCCGGTTGTGTTTGCCTGTGTCCGGGTGATTAGTGAAGCTGCAGCCGCCCTGCCTTTAATCGTCTATGAGCGAGGGGCAGACGGGAGCAAGAAGAGGGCACGCAACCATAGCTTATACCGGTTGCTGCATGATGCCCCAAATCCTTTCATGGATTCGTTCACAGTTTTTGAATTATTGCTGGCCGGGTGCCTGTTGCGCGGGAATTCTTATGCCCAGGTAGAGCGGGATCATGACGGAACCATTGTTGCAATCTATCCCCTGCAGTCATCACAAATGATGGTGAAAGTGGAAAACAACAATATCCTCTATGAATACAATCAGAACGGCAAAAAACATACATTTAAATGGTATGAGATCCTTCACCTGAAAGGGCTTTCGTTTGACGGGATTATTGGCCTGTCTCCATTATCTCTTTTATCTGAGGCCATTGGCCGGGCTCAAGCCGTGAATGAATATTCAGCCAAATTTTTTATTAATGATGCCAGCCCAGGCGGTATTATTAAACATCCGAAAAATTTAGGTGAAAAGGCACACAATAACCTTATGAAAACTTGGTATCGCGCATATGGTGGGAATTCTAAGTCCCATAAAACAGCGATCCTTGAAGAGGGTATGGATTTTCAATCCATTGGCCTGTCACCTGAAGAATCACAGATGATCGACACGGCAAAATTCAGCGTGGTTGAAATCTGCCGGGCATATAAGGTGCCGTTGAATCTGGTTCAAGATCATGAGCGGTCGACCTATTCCAATGTGACCGAGCAGAACCGGTCTTTTGTGGTTCACACGCTGCAGCCATGGCTTAAACGTATTGAGCAGGTGTGCAACCGGGTGCTGTTCACTGAGAGGGAAAAGGAACGGTTCTTTGTCGAATACAAGCTGGATTCCCTTTTGAAAGGGGACCAGAAAACCCGATACGAATGTTATGAAATCGGCATGAATAAGGGCTTCCTATCCATTAACGATGTCCGTGGTTTTGAAAATCTGACACCGGTACCCGGTGGGGATCAGTACCAACCGGATAATGAACCAGCCCCGGCCAGGGCCATGACCAGGGCACAGGAAGAGCCCACCAGCCGCGATAAGATTCTTGAGAACTTTAAACCCCTGATCAGGGAAGCGGCCGGCACCATTATAAACCATGAATGTGGTCTGCTTAAATCCGGACTGAGAGAACACCAGAACGAATTCAAGACGTTTCTGGAAAATCTCTATACCAATGACATGCCGGACTATCTCAAGGAAAAATACGGCCCTGTCCTGCGATCCTTTGCCAATGCAATTATTGACCAGGCAGAGGGAGAAATGGGCGCCACGGGCTCCGACCTGGAAGAGTATATCCAGGAGCACATTGACCATGTGGTGGATGGTCACGGGCAGAACTCATTGAACCAATTGTTTGCCATCTTGGAAGGGGAAGATCTGGAAGCCGTTGAAGCCCGGGTGGATGAATGGCAGGCAGATGATAACAGGGTCAACAAAATTACCGAACAGCAGAGCAATGCCACTGCCAACAAGATCTTTTCTGCCGTGGCGTTTCATCATGGCTTTAAAGTCGTGGTTCAGGCCAGTGGAAATGCCTGTAAATTTTGCAAAAGCATATCCGGCACTGTTTTGGGGAAAGGCGACTATGCCATTGGAGCCGGTACCCATGGGGATATGGTTGTGAAAAAGGCAATGTCTGCACCTCCTTGGCATCGGGGCTGCACATGTTACCTGACGCATAAATAAGCTTGCTGGCTATCTAACCTGCCAGCTGAAATAAAAGGTAGGCACTTCTTGCTGTTTTCCTGAGTGGCATAAGTGAAAGATTGTTCTTTATGCACCAGGTTTGCCCGGCACCTGGTCCTCCAAGCCGGGCTTTTCATCCAAATTATATTTTGAAAGGGTAATAAATGAGATTAGCTACAGAAAAAAAACAATGGTTCACATACCCAGAAGACCCCGACAATGCAGAGTTTGAGATTAAAGATTTACGGGCTGGGGAACTTAATCGAATTATAGACAGTGCCTTTGTTCAAAAATTTGAAATTGAAAACTCTGAGGGTGATCAAGAACCTACTTTAAGGCCTTCTATAGAAATAAAAAGGGTCCAAGAAACGGAAATGATTGTCATTGCTTCAATTTCAAATTGGAAAAATGTTTTTGATAAAGACGGCAACCCAGTTGAGTGCACTACGAAAAATAAAGAACTCCTTGTCTGTGGAATGTCAGAAAAGGAATATCCCGAATTTAAAGATTTTATCTTGGCTTGTCGGAAAGAGCTTTAATCGTGAGGCCTGTGGGAACATGGGCCTTCCTTTATCTTGAGAGGATAAAAAAAATGAGACTCGGAACTGCAGACGTTTTGGTTCGAGCTAAAACCGGTCAGTATACAAAAGATATAGGCGATGCAGAAAACACAACCAAAAGGTTCGGTAAAAACGCTACTGCCAGTATAGGTAAAATATCTACCAGTTTAACCGCTCTCGCCGGTACTATCGGGACTGGTGTTTTAATGAACCTGGTAAACAATAGCATCGATGCCACGGCGGAAATGGACAGACTCGCAACCATGGCCGGCGTTACGACTGAAAGCTTCCAGGAACTGAGCTATGCCGCCGGTCAATATCAAATTACTCAGGACGCGCTCACCGACGGCCTGAAAGAATTATCTCTGCGTGGCGATGAGTTTGTTGTCACCGGAGCCGGGCCTGCGAAAGAGGCATTTGAGCGCCTTGGATATTCTGCGGATGAGCTTAACGGGATGCTCGATGATACCCCGGCCTTATTATCGGATATCATATCTCGTATGGAAGGTCTGGATAAAGCAGCGCAGATCCGTATTGCCGATGAACTTTTCGGTGGCACGGGCGGGGAGCAGTTTGTGTCAATGGTCCAGGGTGGCGCCAAGGCCCTGGATGAAATGCGCAAGTCTGCCAGAAATCTTGGCATCGTAATTGATGACGATTTGGTTGATCAAAGCATTGAAGCCCAGAAGAGAATTCAAACGCTTACCACTGTTTTGTCCAGCAGGTTCAATCAAACTGTTGCATTGTTGGCTCCTGATATTGAAATGCTTGCAATGCACACTTTAGACTGGGTCAGTGCAAATAAAGATTTGATAGACCAAAACACAGATCAGGCCATAGGAGCAATTAGCACGGCTGCGAGTGGGTTGTATGGTACATTGTCCAGTTTTAAGAGCTTATATGATTCATTGCCTGTGGAGATATCAGGCGCCCACGGCGTTGGTATTGTGGGTGGTGTGTTATTCGGCGGTTCGGCCGGTAAAATCGTTGCAACGGTATCTTTAATTGACAGCCAAATGTCTGCAATGGGCAACGGCCTTAGTGACCTGGTTCGCAAGCACAAGGAATCCGGTGAGGCCATAAAGCAACTTTGGGACAGCATAAAGGCTGAGTTTGAAGATGGTGTGGACACTGTCACTATGCCAATTGTTGGGAGCTATACACCAGGACTGCCTGCAAGTGAAAACGTCTCTAATGTTTCACCTAAAAGTCCATCTTTAAGCGCAGCTCCAGCTTCAACAAAGGCTTTGTCAAGCGAAGTCAACAGCCTAATAGATGCACGGCTTGAGGGATGGTTTAATGATGTTGATCTGGCGGCAGCAGAATACAACATGCTAATGGCAGAAGGGGCCAGAGTAACACTTTCCATGAGAACCCCAACCGAACAGTTGGCAGATGTAACAGACAACTTGACTATGTTGTTTGATGCCGGGGCGATCAGCGCGGAGACATATGGCCGTGCCATTGCAAGGGCCGAGGAAGAGATCAAAGGCAGTGCCGTCGATGCTGATCTCAAGTCTTTTTTCGGCGATATTGACGCAGAGTCTGAAAAACTTGCACAAAAGACTACAACGGATTGGGATAATGCCTTTTCAGGATGGGCGACGAGCTACTCCTCCGTACTTAACGACATGTTATGGGGTTCAGAAGCAACGTTTGAAGGTATTCTTAAATCCTTTGGAAAAATGATTACTCAAATGATTATACAGCAGAGCATGTTGAGCATGTTCGGTGGCGGTGGCGGTGGATGGATGATGGCGATCGGAAATGCTATAGCTAGCCTATTTCACACAGGCGGCGTAGTAGGATCAGGCGATGGCGGGGGCCGGGCCGTTTCTCCAACAGTCTTTGCAGGAGCGCCCAGATATCACACAGGGCTTATGCCGGACGAAGTGCCGGCTATTTTAAAAAAGGGTGAGGGCGTTTTTACACAGGCCCAAATGAGTGCAATCGGTGGTGCGCTTGGTAGCAGCGGAAGCAATGTAGAAGTCCACATTCATAATGCAACAGGGGTAAAAAAACAGACGGAAACAAAAACAAATAACGGACAGAGACTGGACATCTGGCTTGAAGATCAGATGGCCAAAACAGCTGGCGGAAGTAATTCTTTTACATCTGTCCTTGAATCAAAATACGGACTTCGTACCGGTTTGGTGGGTAGATAGATGAAAATTATCATTGATGAAAACGGTGAACTGATCAAAGCCCGCCACATGGCCGAGTTTTTAAAGCGCAGGTTTGTTGCAGTTCAGGCGGGATTTGCGGTTCTTGACTGTAACGAAGAGCAAAAAGAATACCAAAAACAGGTTTTTAAATTTCTGCATGAGTCAGTAATGACCGCAGACGCGATTATGAAAAAGATTGATTCTGTTTTGGGGGATGGGTGATCTTACCTGGTGGTAAACAAATTTATTTAACATCTTGAAATAAAACAAAGTGTTGATATTTGTTGATGTGGTATGTATGTTTTCTAAATGCGTAGACAAACTTTAGAAGAACAGAAGCCAACCGTTTTATACAGGGCTTTGATTGAAGACTGGGAAGTTCATCACCATTTTGACATAAATTCTATTCGTGCCGAATTTAATGATGAATTTAGCGGTTCATTTTTGTTTCTTTACGGCAGGATGATCGAGCCAAGATTACTATCCCATAACAAACCAGTTGAAATATCAATTGGTGAAGATCTTTCCGACCATTTATTCACAAGCAATCGTGAATTGGAGTTGACAGGTCAAGGTTATAAAAAAAGGGAACTGGTGGGGGGAAGTATAGAACAAAAAAAGGATAGCGATGAATATAAAGCCCGTTTTTTTGTTCCATCCTCTTATTTTCATAGGTTGGCCTTATCTATGGACGCCTTGCTTCCAGCGTTATTTCTTGGATTTGGAAGGGCGTGGGAACGAAAAGGGGCCTATATTTATGATTTCGATATTCGGGCATTCCGCGAAGGAGAACCAGGCAACACTAAACTGGGCCCAATAGATGATCAAGAGACCAAAGCTAAAAGCGCCTTAAAGAAAATTGAGATACTGGAAAAAGAGCTTCAGCGGATCAAGAGGAGTTTGGGGTTTAGGACTAACAATGTTATTACCAAATGGTAAACAATTTGGTAATAACATATTGAAATTAAAATAAATATTGACAAGAACCACTACCGAGATGTAAAAGAAACCTTAAGTGAGTCGTGCCCGGTTGACAGACCGGAAGCCGAGGCAGCCGGCGGGCATAATTTTCCCCGAGCATGACTCTCTCTCTCTCAAAACGCTTACGGTAGACCAGGCCGTTAAACTGGTTTTTGTGTGCGATATATAAAATATATTTGGGCTATGGTGGCGGTATCGGAAACGACCGCAAAGGCTTTAAGCGGCCTTGAGACACCTATGGCCCATTTTTATTTTAAAGAAGGGACTCTATCATGTATTTACAGAATGCTGACAGTTATTCGAATGTTATTGCTTATGGTGTTACGCCAATGATTGAGCTTATGAGAATTTTTGAAGAGGAAATGCAAGAAGAATTTTCAGACCCCAAATCCAGGGGGGCAATCCTTTGGACTGAGATTAGGGGTAAAGCTCTGGCAATTGAGGCAGCCATGGAAAGGCTTAGATCAAAAAGCTGATAGCTGTCAGGGAAGAAACAAAAATTTTAAGCCCGGTCATTTTGGCCGGGCTTTTTTATTGCAATTTTAAATTGAGATAGGCACAGATCCGGGCACAAAAAATCCAACCGGGCACAAAATGGGCACAAAAACTAAAAAAGCACTTACGGGATTTTCCGTAAGTGCTTGATTTTTTATGGTTGGCACGAGCGGACTTGAACCGCTGACTTCTACCGTGTCGAGGTAGCACTCTACCAACTGAGTTACGCGCCATTAAACTTAGATGGCTTTTACCAGACCTGTGAAATTAT